GCACTGAGCAGCTTTACAATCGCAAACACCGTCACAAGAATCGGTGAACACTGCTTCAATTACTGCGGAAATCTTGAAACGATCACCTATGAGGGCAGCCTTGAGCAGTGGCAGGCAATTACAAAGGGTACAAACTGGGACGGAAAAGGCGGTCAGGGCATTGCGATTTCCGGTTTGACAAGAATCAACTGCCTTGACGGTTTTATGGAATGGGATGAGGACAATCACGAATGGAAGGTCGGTGAGGAATAATGTGGAAGTTTCTTGTAAAAAACCAGAGCATCGAGATTCTGGAGCGTGAGGTGCTTGCAGATCACCAGATTCAGTATGTGCAGTTCAAATTCACCTTTGACGGCGACTGGAAGCGGTTTCACAAGGTGGTACAGTTCTCGCAGTGCGATGAGGTGTATTCCGTTGTTCTCGGTGTGGACGGCACAAGCTGCTATCTGCCTGCGGAGCTTCATGTGGGTGCAGTGAAAATGGGTATCTACGGCTATGATACCGCATCGGATACGACCGTGAGGGCGACCACTGTGCCTGTGACGCTAAATATCCGTGAATCCGGATTTGAGGGTGAAGAACCGCCTATCCCGCCGACACCGGATCTGTATACGCAACTTCTGAAACGCATTGAGGATGCGGAACACGGGCTTGACGGCAAGTCTGCCTATGAGATCGCGTGTGATCACGGCTATGTCGGTACTGAGGAGGAGTGGCTCGAAAGTCTGAAGGGCAAGGACGGTGTTTCGCCGGATATGTCCGAGTATCCGAAGACAACGGAAGTACAGACAATCGTGGAGACAGTCATCCAGCCTGTAGCGGAGAAATCGCATAGCCATGATAATAAGGCAACGCTTGATGCGATTACCCCGGAACTGTTTTCTGACCTCTCCGGCTTGCAGCAGTTTGAGGACAGTACAACCTATGAGCTTCAGACGCTGAATGAAGCTGTGGAAAATCTCAGACCGAGTACCCATACGCACAACAATATGGCTGTGCTGAATGCGCTGACAGCGGAACTGCTGGCTGAATTGCAGGGACTTCAGCAGTTTGAGGACAGCACGCAGTATGATATTCATGATATCCGAGAGGCTTTGCTGCCGATCAGTTCTGCGGCGCACACGCATAACAACAAGGATGTTCTGGATACCATTACGGAGCAGTATATCCGTGATCTGACAGTATTTCAGGCATCGACCGCCAATGCTTTGCACGGACTGTCTACCGGACTGAGTGAGGTTTCTGCGCAGGCGCATTCTCATGCCAACAAAGCTGTGCTGGATACGATCACGGAACAGTATATGCAGGATCAGGTTGCATTTCAAGCATCAACTGCCAATGCTCTGCACGGGCTGTCTACGGGGCTGAGTGAGGTCTCTGCACAGGCACATTCTCATTCCAACAAAGCGATTCTGGACAACATCACGCAGGAAATGCTCGAAGATATCGGCTCCATTTCCACTGTGGTCGGACAGGCGCACTGGCATCATAACCTTACAACGCTGAACAGCATCACGGAGTCCCATGTTTCCCGTTGGAATGAGGCTTACACTGCCGCAATGAACCTCAACGAGCGTGTGGGTGTCAACGAGGGTGTTTTCGAGCGATTCAAGACCGAGATTCTCTATGATATGCAGGGCGCAAGAACATCAATCAGTGAGATCAATACCCGTCTGGCGGCAGTGGAGGACGCACTCTCTGGTGTAGAAGAAGCACTGGCAGCAATCGTGGAGGTGAGTGAATGAGCATCGCAAATTATCTGACAGAGCTGGATAATCAGCGTGACCAGCTTGCAAGAAATCTTGTGACGATGGGTGTATCTGCATCGGAATCTGAAAAGCTGAATACGCTGGTGCCGAAGGTGCTGCAAATTCCTCAGACTAAGCCGGATATCACGCTGTTTAAGGCATCCATCGACACACTCCACGACTACGGCGAGAAGGTGTATACCTTCTATAATGACGGGTATCGCTCCCTTTCGGGCTTTACAGAGAATTATCCGCATTTCTGCTGCGAGGAAAACGGCTATGCAATCTACTACAATCAGCCGGATTTCAACTGGGGGCAGACCATTTATACGATGTGTGTGGAGCCTGTTCACATCAGCAACAATAACAAGATCATGATGAGCTACAAGTCCGGCGCAACGGATATCGGGGCGATGTGGCTCGTACCGAAAATCAATGAGACGCTTTCTCCGGCGGATACTGCAAGATATATCTACGAGGCAATCCTGAATAATCAGGCAGTCTCTGTGCCGTTTGGCTGGCTTGGCTCTGTGGGGAACTATATCAATGTGCTGCACGAATGTGGCAGCATCAGCGCCGGCGACTACTATCTTGCATGGAAGGCGATCACTGACAACACAAGCCCGATGATCCGCTCGGTCAAGATCGTGGATGTGACAATTTGAAAGGATGATACTATGAAAGAAAATATCTGTACTGCCGCCGGAGTGATCGGCGGCTTTTTTGCGGCACTGCTCGGTGGATGGGATTCGGCTCTCATCACGCTTGTGCTGTTCATGGCAATCGACTTCACGACAGGTCTGATTGCTGCGTCTATGGGAAAATCCAAACACAGCAAGACCGGCAGACTCAGTTCCAAGGCAGGCTGGGTGGGACTTGCAAAGAAGTTCTGCATCCTGCTCATGGTTGTGGTCGCTGTTCGCATGGATATTCTGATCGGTACGACCTACATCCGTGATGCAACCTGTATCGGTTTCTGTGTGAATGAGCTGCTTTCAATTATCGAAAATACTTCTCTGATGGGAATCCCGTATCCGCCTGCGATTAAAAAAGCAATCGAAGTGCTTCAGAAAAGAGCTGCGCATATTGATGACGAGATTCAGGAAATGATCGATAACATGGAGGATGATAAGAAATGAGTAAGACCTACGAGTATTCCGATAATACACAGCTCTCCCCGCATTTCAATATCTCTGAGTTCCGCTGCAAGTGCGGGAAGGAGCATGAGACACTGAACAGCCCTGAACTCATTGAAAAGCTCGAAAAGCTGTTCACTGCTCTCAATTGCAGCAAGATCATCGTAACAAGCGGTTATCGATGCGAACATCACGATAAGAATGTCGGCGGTAGCGGTACCGGTCAGCACACCCTCGGCAATGCCGCGGATATCTGCTGCTACGGGCAGGACGGACAGCCTATTTCTTCCAAGGTGGTATGCTGTAAGGCGCAGGATATCGGTTTCAGAGGTATTGCAAATATCACGGCCGCCTATATCTACACCCATGTGGATGTGCGTCCGAACGGGAAATGGTACGGCGATGAGGTTCACGGCAACAATACTGTGACCGATGATTTTTACAAATATTTCGGGGGTGAGGATATGAAGGGCATTGATGTAAGCGTTCACAACGGCAATATTGACTGGAACAAGGTCAAGGCTGACGGCATCGAATTCGCTATTCTGCGTGCAGGCTTTGGCAGACTGGAAAAGCAGAAGGACGAGAAGTTTGAGCAGAACTATGCCGGGGCTAAAGCCGCAGGCATCCCGGTCGGTGCGTACTGGTATTCCTATGCGATGGATGAGGATGAGGCAAGACTTGAAGCGGATGTGTTCCTCAAGGTCATCAAGGGAAAGCAGTTCGAGATGCCTGTATACTTCGATCTGGAAGAGAAAAAGCAGTTCGACCTCGGCAAGGAGAAGGTCTCCGTAATTATGAGAGCATTCCTTGAAAAGGTCGAGAAAGCCGGTTACTTTGTCGGTCTGTACGGCTCTGCTTCCTCGCTGACGACGCATACCGCCGACGATATCAAGTCACACTACACGATCTGGCTGGCGCACTGGGTGGACAAGACAAACTACAGCGGCGCATACGGCATCTGGCAGAATTCCGAGAAGGGCAAGGTGGACGGCATCAGCGGCAATGTGGATCTCGATATCTGCTACAAAGACTTCCCGACAATCATCAAGGGCAAGGGACTGAACGGGTGGGGCAAGGCGGCGAATCCCACGCCTGTACTTGATCCGGAGCCGACCACAGATACCACCGCTGCTGTGACCGTCACCATCGGCAAGGACACATACAGAGGCACACTGACAAAAGTCTGAATACTATCGGCAGGAGTGTAACAGCTCCTGCCATCTTTTCTTTTAGGGGAGTGGTGTATATGAATTTAGAACAAAAACGAATCATCGCAGATCTTCGTCAATCCGGATTCGGCTATACAGAAATCTCGGAACAGCTTCATCTTTCCATCAATACAGTCAAATCCTACTGTAAGCGACATAATCTACAGCGACAGGGAAAGCAGAATAATGCATCTACCCGATTTTGTTTGCAGTGCGGGATCGAAATCAAGCAGGAAAAGCACCGCAAGACAAAGAAATTCTGCTCCGATAGATGCCGTATGATCTGGTGGAGGCAGCACTCTTCCCTACTCCGCACACCATCGAAACAGATTTTTATCTGTCCGGTATGTCATGAAGCTTTTGCAGCATATAGCAGCACAAAGCAGAAATATTGCTCCCGTTTATGTTATGCCAGATCAAGGGAGGCAGCACATGAATAAATACAATGCTCTTATTCGTTATCAGATAGTAATGGCGTGGGCTCGTTCCCTGCTTTCTAAAGCGATTATCAGCAAGGCTGAGTATACCAGAATTGATACAATGATGCTGAAGAAATACGGCATATCTTCGTGCAGCATATTTCGCTGAAAATGCTTGACTTTTCGCACTTTTAGAGCGAATATGGTAGGCGAGGAGGTGGTGCTGTGGAACGAAAAGTCGAAAGGGTTCAGTTCCCCGATGCCCGAAAAGTGAAATTGCTGCGGACGGCAGCATATGCGCGGGTATCAAGCGGAAAAGACGCTATGCTTCATTCCCTGTCAGCACAGGTCAGCTATTACAATAAGCTGATTCAAAGTAATCCGGAATGGCTGTTCTGCGGTGTTTACGCAGATGAAGCCCTGACCGGAACCAAGGAGACCAGGCAGAATTTCCAGAAACTGCTTGCAGAATGCAGAGCCGGAAATATTGACCTGATCATCACGAAGTCGATTTCAAGATTTGCCCGGAACACGGTCACACTGCTTGAAACCGTCCGTGAGCTGAAAGTGCTCGGTGTGGATGTCTACTTTGAAGAGCAGAATATCCACACCATGAGCGCAGACGGAGAGCTGATGCTGACGATTCTAGCATCCTACGCACAGGAGGAGAGCTATTCTGCCAGCGAAAACCAGAAATGGCGTATCCGGAAGGATTTTGAAGCCGGTAAGGTCAGTACAGTGATCATGCTGGGCTACAAACGGAACAGGGACGGCGTTCTCGAAATCATCCCGGAAGAGGCGGATATCGTCAGAATGATGTTTTCCGATGCAATGTCGGGTATGGGCGGTCAGGCTATTGCGAATAAACTGAATATGCTGAAAATCCGTACCAAAAACGGCTGTCAGTGGACAGCTCACGGTGTCCGCAGAGTTCTCAGTAACGAAAAATACTGCGGTGACCTGAGACTTCAGAAGTTTTACAATGAGAATCATCTGACAAAGCGGAAAATGACAAACGACGGTAATCTGCCTCAGATATATGTTGAGGAGGCACATCCCGCTATCATTGACAGAGAGACTTTCATGGCAGTGCAGGCATTTTTGCAGGATAATCAGCGTTTTACTGCGCTGAAAGAGACAACAGGCGTTTATCCGTTTACAAGTCTCATAAAATGCGGATGCTGCGGAAAGACATACCGGCGGAAAACGACCGTGACCGGTATCGTGTGGATCTGCAATACCTATAACCAGAAGGGAAAGAAATATTGCCCGACTGCAAAACAGATACCGGAGGAAAAGCTGATCTCCGCCTGCTGTGAGGTACTCGGCATCAATCATTTTGACGCTGAAGCTTTTCAGGAGACTGTTTCTGAAATCATCGTGCCGAAGCCGAATATTCTGCTTTTCCGCTTTACCGACGGGACAGAACACACAGTTTTGTGGCAGGATCGTTCCCGTTCGGAGAGCTGGACGCCGGAAATGAAAGCAAAGGCAGCAGAGCATAGCAGAAGGAGGGGGAAGAAATGAAAAAAATAACGGTAATTCCGGCAAGACTGGATCAGGCTACCTTTATGCCGCTGGATCAGCCTGTCAAACGCAAGGTTGCGGGATACGCCCGTGTCTCGACTGATTCAGACGAACAAAAGACGTCTTATGAAGCACAAGTCAGATACTATACCAATTACATTAAGAGCCGCGATGACTGGGAATTTGTTAATGTGTATACGGATGAGGGTATCAGCGGAACGAATACGAAGCACAGAAGCGGTTTTAACAGAATGATTGAGGACGCTCTTGCAGGCGAAATCGACCTGATCGTCACGAAATCAGTGAGCCGTTTTGCCCGAAACACAGTTGACAGCCTGATTACAGTCCGCAAGCTGAAGGAAAAAGGCATTGAGGTCTATTTCGAGAAGGAAAATATCTACACGCTTGATTCCAAGGGTGAGCTGCTTATTACGATCATGAGTTCGCTGGCACAGGAAGAAAGTAGGAGTATCAGCGAAAACGTGACCTGGGGGCAGCGGAAACGTATGGCAGAGGGTAAAGTTACGATCCCATACGGTCGCTTCCTTGGTTACCGCAAGGGCGCAGACGGCTTGCCGGAGATCATACCGGAGGAAGCTGAAACTGTCAGGCTGATCTACCGTTCCTTTATGGAAGGGATGACACCGGGCAGAATCGTGAAAATGCTGATGCAGAGAGGAATTCCTGCACCGGGCGGCGGAGACAAGTGGTATACACATACTATAAATAGTATCCTGACCAACGAAAAATACAAAGGCTCGGCGATCCTTCAGAAAAAATTCACTGTGGATTTCCTGACAAAAAAGCAGAAGGTCAATGAGGGCGAAGTACCGCAGTATTATGTCGAAGAGAGCCATCCTGCAATCATAGAACCGGAAGAATTTGAGCTTGTTCAGGCTGAGGTCATGCGGCGAAAAGTTCTCGGCAAGGCGTATAGCAGCAGTAATCTTTTCTCGGCAAAACTGATCTGCGGGTGCTGCGGCGGATACTTTGGCTCAAAGGTGTGGCACAGTACAAGCAAATACCGCCGTATGATCTGGCAGTGCAATCACAAGTTTACGAACGGTGAGAAATGCACAACTCCACATTTGTACGAGGATGAGATCAAGCGGAAGTTCATCACGGTCTGCGGTATGGTAGGTGAGGACAAAGATGACTTTCTTGCCTCCTGCCGGGAGATCACCGAAGCTTTGTGCGATAGTACAGCGCTTGACAAGCATATTGAGAACTTGCTAGTCAGGGCTGACGAACTGACTGCGGTTATGCAGGGATTCATCCGGGAAAACGCAGAACACGAACAGGATCAGGATTTATACAACCAGAAGTACGCTGAGTACGAGGAACAGATGAACACCGTCGATGCTGAACTTCAGCGCATGAGGCAGAAAAAAGCCGACCAGATCGCACGAAAGGAGCTTCTGGAAGGCATGATCCGGGAGATCGAAGAGAACGATCTGACAGTTACAGAGTTTGACGAGAAGCTGTGGCGACTGATGGTAGAGAGCGTGGAAGTCGATGAGAACGGCAAGCTGGTGTTCACTCTGCGGAACGGTATGGAGATTGAGGTATAGAAAATACGGATTTAACGGCACTCTGCTTTTCAGCGGGGTGCCGTGTTTTTTTATGTCAGCCAGAACAAGGGTTGACAGGGAATCTCAAATATGCTATACTAACCCTGTATTAGAATACACAATATACATAGCAATCATAAATGTCTCTATTTGAAAGGCAGAAATCGTTATGTGGAAGATTGATATGAATGCGGATGGTCTATCTGAAGAAGAAAGAATCAATGCGGGAAAGTTCATTCGAGACAATATTAAGAAATCGCGCCTTGATTCCAAGCATAAACAATGTCTTATATGTGGTGCAACTACTTCTTTTTGCGACTCACATACTGTGCCTAAATTCTGCTTATATAATATTTCTGTTAATGGCATGCTTTTAACAATTAACGCTATGGTTGCTCCTGAAATACTAGACATAGATTCTGGGGTGAAAAAATCAGGAATTTTCCGAATAATCTGTGCTAATTGCGATAACACACTATTTCAGGGGTATGAAAAAACAGATGCGTATAAAGCCACGCCTAATCATGCAATACTTAACCAAATAGCGTTAAAAAACGCATTAAGAGACATATATAAGCATGAAGCGGAAATTGCAATGTTTAAACAAATGCAAACTTTTATTTATGAAAGATCGCCACAAATGGGTGCTTTTGCTAGTCTCTACACAGCGTCTCAAATCAGAGCTAGAAGCATTGATGTGAAAGAATGTTATGGTGTTTTTGAGCAAGCGAAAAATAGTTTAGAGAATGAAAACGAATGGATAGAACTATACACTTACGATAAATTAAATTATGTTGTTCCGATTGCTTTTCAAGGAATGATAGCTCTTATTACTGGTGTAAACGGTGAACTAATTAACAATATTTACGAATATCATGAATCATATGTAGTTGAGTATCTTCACTTAGCAATTTTCCCCCTAAAAAACGAATCTGTTGTTATCACATTTAGCGATAAGAAAAACTCTCGCATGTCATCTTTTAAAGAAAACATTAAAAAATTGAGTACTTCAGATCGTTTGAAGGTGATTAACAGGATTCTGTTTTGGTACACTGAAGACTATTTTTTATCACCAAATCTCTCAAAAGAAATAATATCTCTTTAG